CGAACAGGCTGGCGGGCAGCTGCAGCGCTGGGCGAGCGCCAAAGAAGCTGTCCGCCCAGGAACCCACGAACACCTCCCCGTCACCCTGTTGCTGCCAAATAAAGTCGGGGATGCCGAAAACCGTGCCCATGCTGTCCATGGCCTGATATCCGGCGGCCAGGCTGTAGAAGTACGGGGCTTTAACCTTGGTGTACGGCTGATCCGGAACACGAAAGCGCAGCCCGGTTTTGCTGCTGATATCGGTCAGCACCGCGCGCAGGTCGACGTGGCGCAGGTTCATGGGCATGGACTTGGCCAACACGGCGGCGACCTCTCGGCAGAACACTATCTGCTCGATGCCATTAACCGCGGTGCATCGCTCGACGTAGCCAATAAAGTGCCGCTGCAGGGCGGATTCGTTGTATCCGATGTCCAGGGTAACCAGGCCGCTCACCTGGTGCCCGGCCTGGATCGTGAATGTCGCCCGCCCTGGGCTTTTCAGATCCAGGCGCACGTCGTCGCTCACCAGGGGAATGACCACGCCGCCGATCGTCAGCACTTTATGCAGCTTCATGCTCATGAGGTCGGCCCCAGATAAGTGTCAACTTTCTTGAGCAGGTTTTCAAAGCCGGTCAGCTCTTGCGGCGCGCTCGATCCACCGGTGCCGGCCACGCCGTCACCTGGTGCGGATTGCGACGTGACCGGGTTGCCGGCGCGACGGTTTTCGACCTTCTCCGGGTTCGACAGCTTCTCGGACAGTGTGAACTGGATAATCCATTGATTCAGGCTGTCGTCTTCCCGGGCGCTCACACCGTCAGTGAATTCCACTTGGCGGATGCCGAAGGCCTCGGCCGTATCGCTGACGATCCGGTAGGTGGTGCGCTGGCCACCGCCTTGGGTGCTCTCGGCCAAGCGCATCAAAGTGCGCAGGTTGGCCATGTCCTTGTAGCGAATCGTCATGGCAACGGCCAGGGTCTTGGGCTTGAACCCCTTGTGTGACGTCTCGGTACCGCTGGTTTGCCCGGACATGTCGTCGCTTTCGATCTTGAGGTTGGCCGTCACTTTCATGCGGTTACCGATGATCTGTTCACCGTTGAGCATTAGAGTCATAGGCCCACCAATTCACGAACAAAACTCAGGCCCTGCAGGGATCCGACCAGCATCACTCCTGACGACAGCACCCATTCATGACCTGGTGCGTCGTCGCCCTCGAGCAGCTGGGCGCGCAGCTCGCTGGCATCACCTGGACCCAGCAACCGCGACTGCATGCTGGTGTCGGGTGTGCCGCCGGCCAGCAGCTCTTTCAGCTCGTTCAATTTCAAATCCTGCCCCACGGCCTGTTCGGCTTTGCGCTGGACCAGCTCGGCCAGGTCATCGAGCGGCGAACTGTCGGCGGCGTAGCTCTCCAGTCGGGCCAGCTGGCCGTTGATAGAGGCGCTGGCCTCTTTGAGCACGGTGCACCGCTCAAGCGGGAGAGCCGCCCAGGGCGGCAGCGCGCCTACACTCGGTAATTCCCATTTCGATGTATCCAGCTCGAACAGATGCTTGGCGCGGCGCTCTGCTTTCTGCAGCTCAGCAATGGGCATCAAGGCGTTGAATTTCGACAGCACTCCGGCCATCTGGTCGAAGCGCGTGCCCAGGAACAGAATCACCAGGGCGTACTGGTCGCCCGTCGGGTGCGCCGGATCTGCGCTGTCCTGCAGCTTGTCAGCCATGCGCTGCACCAGGTTCGGCGCCGAAAGGAATCGCTGATAGCCGGTGCCCTGCCCCACGCCGCTCTGAAATGGCGTCACCACAAAGCACTGGGGGGCTTCGCCAAATTGGCCGTCTAGCGCGGCGCGCCCGCTGGCGATGACGCCCTTGACCGCCTGCCCGATCAGACTTAGGTCAGTGGTGACCTGCTCTGCAAGCGTTGCCAAACGGCCATACGCGCTGTCGAGCTGGGCCGTGGCCATGTCCTTGGCCGCGTCCATTTGGTCCATCCACGCGGTGGCGTCGGTGGGCCACTGCATGGTTACGGGTGACCACTTCACTGCGCGGTATCCGAAACTTCGGCCACAGCGGCCTGGTACGCCGCCGCGAAATCGGCCCTGATGTCGATCGCGACCTGCAGCGCCGGTGTATCGGCATTCTGAATGGCGGTAATGACAACGCGCTCACCGCGAAAGCAGGCACGACGGTGGACAGCCATGGCCTGGGCGATCGGCTCCATCTGCTCCAGGGTCACGACCTCCCAGCCATTGGCGGCCTTCCAATCGGTGTTCGGGATCAAGCCGTTTTTTAGGTCGGTGTAAGAACTGTTCAACTGCGCCTGGCTTTCACGGTCGGTGTCGATACGCAGACCGCTGGACAGCTCCAGACCCGCCACCTCGAATGCATAACGCTGCTCAGCGAGCTGAGCGAGCATCACCGGTTGATTGAGGCCCACCACGACCTGGTCCGCCACTTGCTGATTCTCGGCAGGAAACTCAGCCATGTAGGGCACATCGGTGTTGCTGACCATGACGCCGCCGTCAGTCATTGCATGGATGTAGTACATATGTACTCCTTACGAGATTCGCCACAGATCGTTCAGGTCGGTACCGCCCAAAATTGCGGTGCCAGCGAACAAATACATTTCATCGTTGATCACTACGGCAGAGGCGTTTTCACGCCCTGGTGCGCCGTTGCCCAGCGCCGTCCAACTATTAGCCCCGGCGTCGTAGACCCACAGGTCATTGCGGTATCGATCGCCGTTGTTCGGTGAAGCCCATTCGCCGCCGTAGATGTACATTTTCGAACCGATGGCCACCGCAACATGGTTGTGTCGCTGGGAAGCCCCGACCCCAAGCTGGGTCCAGGTGTCGGTGGCCGGGTCGTAGTAGTAAAGGTCGTTGAAGTAGCCTGCCCCACGGTTGCCACCGAAGACGTACATCAGGCCATTCATGACCACAGCGGTATGGTCAGAACGTCGGTTGGTGGCTTCCTTGAGCTGCTTCCATTTTTTGGTAGCAGGGTCGTACTCCCAAAGGTCCGGGCAGTGACTGTTGGTCGAGCCGCCATAACCGCCGTACACGTAAAACTTGGAGCCAATGACCACCATTGATGCGTTGTAGACGCTAGGGCCAACTGGCAGCTCGCTCCAGGTGTTGAGCGCGGGGTCGTAAACGAAAAAGGTATTGGTGATGGTCGAGCCGGACACACCGGTGATGAACCCATAACCGCCCTGGATATACATTTTCCCGCCATAAGCCACAGCACAGTGGCCCCAGCGTGACGGAGGCCCGCTCGCAAGCTGCGCCCAGGCATTGGTGGCCGAATCATAGACCCACAGATCACCAACAGTGCCGCCTGAACGGTACTGTCCGCCGAAGGTGTAGATCTTGCCGTCAATGGCCACCGAAGAATGGTTGTAGCGCGGTGTCGCGCCACCGTTGAGCTGGGTGAAGATGCCCTTCAACTGGTCGCTGGTGGTGAAACGAACCACTGGTGACCACTCGGTTTCGCCCAGGACACGGCCCCGTTTTTTCATCCGGGCGTAGAACTGCGTGGCGTTGGCCAGCGCGACGTCCGGCGTGTAGCTGACCAGTTGGCTGGTGCTCCAGCCACTGTCCAGGGCAACGGTGGAGAAGTCAGCAAGCATCGAGACCTGCCAGCGACTGCCGATGTGTTCGTCCGCGCCGCCGGACACCGCGAAGACGTCGGAGGTCAAGGTCTGGCGGGAGCTGACCTTCGTCTGGCCATCGGTTGGGTTGATGATCGCAGGCCGACGGATGTAGACCGCTGCGGTGTTGAACGAGGCCGAACCCCAGGCAGAAGACAGGGTTGCGCCGATCTGCATGGCCCGTGGGAAGTACTGCTTGGACGGCTCCAGGTGATAGCCCGCGTCACCGATGTTGAACGAGGTCAGCTGTGTGGTGCTGGTGATGTCGAACACCAGGTCAGTAAATGCAGCGTTGCGTGACAGCTGCCAGCGGGTTTTAACGTGCGTATCGAAGCCAGCCGGAAAAACCGTGAAGGCCGAGATGGTCAGCGTGGGTTCGAAGGTGATGCCGGTTGCACCAGGTGCAGGCCCGACAATCGTCGGCTGCTGAATGGTGGCCGAGCCCAGCGGCACTTTGAGGGCCATTTTTGCCGTATCACGCTGCACCTCGAGCGCCACCAATCCAGCCGGCGCATCAGACGGAATAGTCAGGGTCAGGGTGTCAGCAGACAGCGCCACGGTGCCGACACTGGTCGTCGCCTTGTAGGTGCTGAACCGGTGGTAGTCCGTGATTTTGTAGGTATTGTTGGTGCCTGGGTAAATCAGCACAGGCCCATCCAGGCAGATGGACACCGGCGCAACGTAGTCTGCCTTGTTGAGCTTTTTCGCCAGTTCGGTGCGGATGTTGGTCAGGTCCGTGGCGATCTGGGTAAACGTTTCGGTGAAGTCGAACTGCCAGGTGCTGGCCGGGACCTGGATGCCGGTCAGCGCCTGGGCGCCGTTGTAGTCCAGGATGATATTGCGGGTCAGGTTGTTGCCGAATTGCAGCGGCGGGATTTCCTGGCGTTTCTGCTGGCGGGGAACGTAGGCCGCGATCAACAGCACCTGCTCGGTGGTTTCCAGGCCAATCCAGTTAAAGTCAAAATCCCCGACGGTGCTGTCCAGCATCAGGCTGTAAACCACCTTGTTGGGTGACAGGTAGCCTTCGCGGGTAACGTCTTTGCGATGCACGATCTGTTCGGCAGGAGGCAAACCGGCGCTGCGATCGATCGGCAGCGAAGTGTCGAGGCCCGGAATGTTGGCCAGCACGAAGCGCGCAACCGTCAGGACCTCCTGTTTGCTTTGTTTCAGGGCAATGAGGCTTTCGCCTGCGAGGGTAATACTGGCACCCATGGGGATTCCTTTAGCGAGTGACCAGGGTCATGTGGTCGTGGTTGAACTCGAAGCTGGCCAAATGCAGGCCGATCGTGTGGAAGTCGTCGAAGCGGGCGGTCAGCGTGGCGTGGTCGAGGCCGAATTCGGCAGCGGCCAGCTCGAGGCTGAGTTCTGTGGTGCCCACCAGCTCGTAACGGCGGCAGGTGCGCCCGTACTGGTGGACGATGATGTCGATCAGCGTGGGGTTGTTCGAAAGCTGCTCGTCAGAGAAATACAGCTGGACGATGTCCCAATCCCGGTCGGGCTGACGTTCCTTGATCTTCACGTCACCCACGCCCAGGCGCTGCAGGATCCGGCGAAAGCCCGCCACGGATCCTGCGTCAACCGCATTTACAAAGGCGTACTTCACGCGCAGCCGGTACAGGCTTTCGGGCTCGCCGTTGTACCGGCTGATATCGCGCTGCCAGGCGAGCAGATCGAGCACGGACAGGTGGCACGTTTCTGGGTCCATCTGCAGCAGTGGCCAGCGCACCCAGCCTTCGGCAGATTCCCACCAGGCCTGGGCGCTCGCCTTGAGCTTGGTGGCCTCTTCACCATCGAGCCAGAACGGCAATTCCAGTTTGATCATGCGTACACCACGTCCAGGCTTTTCAGCCGGGGGATATCCAGCGCCGAAAGGATGTCGTCGTTAAAGAATTTCAGCGATTCGATGCCAGGGAACTGCTCATGCAGCTCCTCAGTCAGGCGGCTGAACGAAAAGCGCGACTGTGGCCAGGTCAGCGTCGGCGCGTAGTCACTGCCAGTGCTCTCCCGGAAAGCGGCCCGAACGAACAAGGCAATGTTCGCCTTTAGGTCAGCCAGACCCTGGTCGGTTTGGTTGGATTTGGGCCAGACCTTGAGCTCGACGCTGTGGAAGGTCTCAGGCATGACCATGACCAGCAAATCGTCGCCGTGCCCGTGATTGCCCTCGTCCATGATTCGGGTGTTGATTTGCACCAGGTAACTGTCAGCCGGGACATCAGCCTGGAACAGCACGTAGGCATTGGCGCTGCCGGGGCCGCGTGGAGCCCCATGCTCAAAGTAAACACCATTGGCCGATACGCCAGGAAAAGCAGCGATCAGGGCTCGATACACCGCATCGGTGTGCCACTGGTTGACGGCGCTAAACTGGTTACGGGTGCGCAAGCGCAAATCCTCGTCCAGCTCGGCGTCCGAACCCGGCCTGGCCAGCCAGCCGTCG